GTATAAGTTGATGCCATACTTCCATAAGCAATTCCTGCTGTTTCCATATTATTAGCTCTATCCACCGTAAACTCACGACCTCTGTCGTTAGTTAACGTCTTTGTTTGCCATGTTAAATTGATTGACCCACCGACAAAACCTTGTGATCTATCATAATCAGCCATTCCTTGCGTAGAAGATTTAGGAATTTTGATTGTTTCAGCATCTAGAACTTGTACTAAACTTTGATTACCCTCTAAATCACTTGTTACCGATGCTCTAGTATATACCTCGTCTAATTTATTCGTTACATATTTAGTAATTTTTGCTAAACTATTAGCCATAAACTATTCCTCCTATTTTAACCCCATTGCAGCATCTATATCTGCAAACTCTTCTTCAACTCCCCCGTCACCTTCTTCCGGCTTAGGTGTGTCAACATTATCTTTTAAGAAAGCATCACTTCTTTTTTCTTTAATCTTATTAATATAATCTTCTTGGCCTATTAACTTTCCACCATCTTCATCTATTTTCATATCATCTAGTTTATTTTTGTTTTCAAGTAAAATTAAATCTACTAGTTTTGGATTTGCATTATTTTCAATTAACGCATCTTTAAACATAGTTTGTTTTTTAATTCTACTAACTCTAGTTTCTGCTTCTTGTTCAATCTTTTCTTTTTCTTCCATAATTTTATTTATTTTTTCTTCATATTCTTCAACACTCTCAGCCTTTTGCTTAAGATTATTGATTAACTCATCTTTTTCTTCCACGCTATCCTTAAAAGCTTTAAACTCATCTTTTACTTTAGTTAGTTCATTACTTGGTACAAAATCCTTAGGCACCGTCTTCTTTGAAAACTCTACTAATTCGTCAACTTTCGACTCTTCCAAATCTAACTTACCTAATTTTTCTTTTAATTTGTCAAAATATTCCATAATTTCCTCCTATAATAACTTGTATAGCGACTTTCACGCTTATAGTCTAACTGTGCAATGTACAGTTTATAGACTTGATTAGGTCTTAAATTGCATAATTGATTTATATAAATCTCTTAACGAGCGTTAAGACTTAACAACGTGTTCTATTTCACATCTACAATTAATTATTTCGCTAGGTGATCCAGCAGGATCGCCAGGATACATCAATCCATTAGGAAATGTTTCATCTAATGGTATTGGTTCGTGATTATCCATTTCTACATGTGATTGTCTAACTTTTTCATCACGCCTACTTACCCAATCTTTTAATATTGTAGCATCAACTTTATCATTAGCTTTCTTCATACCTAAAAGTCTGCTATCATTCATAGTCTTAGTAGTTTGAGTCTTAATTATAGTTTCGTTATTATTAGTGGCCTCTTCAACTACTGATTTACTTCTCCTGTTTAGTTTCCTAATACCTTCCTCTGATGTAACAGCTTGTTTTACTTCTTGTTCTAGCTTTATTTTAGCTCTAGCTATATTATTTTCAATTGAGCTATTTTTAAAAACTGTATTTATTAAGTCGTCATATTCTGGTTTATTTATGCTTATTCTTTTCCCTTGTAGAATATCACTTAACTCATCAGCAGTAGCATTAAAATTTATATCAGCAACTTCTTTTAAATAATTATCAACTTTACTAGTATTTAATTTTAACTTGTCAAGTTCATTATACATCTTTTGAAGCGTTTTGTCTAGTCTATTATATTTATTAGCCTCTGATAGGCTTAATTTAGCATCTACAGACGCTTTATCTACAAACTCTGCATTTATAGCCTTTAATAAAAAATATACAGCTGTTGATTCTTTTTCAACGTCACCTATTAACTCGTCTTCTTTTTCTTCTGTATTATTAAGTGCTTTTTCATATTGATTCATCTAATCACTACTCATCTTGTATCATAAATTCATCTGATTTATCATTTAAACTTTGTAATATTTGTTCTTCAGTCATGTCGCTTTTGTCTTTTATAAAATCCAAGTTAGATAATATATTAGCTGTCAACTTATTATCCACCATACCCATAAGTTTTGTAGCAGCTTCTACTTCTAATTTATATTCTTCTGATTTTTCTTTTTGATTAACTAACATTGTACGATCAAATATTAATTCGCCTTCTACACGTCTACTATCATTAGTTATTTCAAAATACCTATTAATAACTTTATTCAGCTTTCGCCAAAAGTCTTGTAGTTCTTGCTCAAATTGATTAGCTTTCATATTTAAGTTTTCATACATTGCAGCTATAATGTTATTTGTAACATTCCCTGTTGCTATTCTATCTGTATCAACAGCCATTCCTGCATCAAATATATCTTTCCTAAGTTGTTTGAGTGCTTCTTTTCTAGCTTCTACAGGTATTTTAGCTTGCTTGTAGTCAACATCGCCTTCGCTATCAACATTAACTCCGCCCATTTGTTTTAACTTGTTTAAAACTCTTGCTGGATTGCTACCTGCATATCCTTTTATAACCATTAATATTTCTTGAAAGTCATCGATGTTATTCATAAAATCTGAATTGGTTATATCATATGCATCAACAAATTGTTTTATGGGTTTTGTATCAGTCTGTAGATCATCATTATTATATAATATTACAAGCGGTATAAAACCGTAACTGTCCTCGGTTTCTTCTACTACTTCATCATTACTGTTAACCTTTTGGTTAAGTATATGTTTTCTAGTTTCTACAACTTTCCATTTGGAATTTTTATTCTTCTCTAATTTTACTATTCTTTCTTTATTCCAAATTTCAGCCTTTTCAACTCCGCGTTTTTTATAATGTCTAATAACTCTTTTTTCTTTTTCTCTAACTCTGGACTCAAACTCTATTATTAATTCATCGCCTGGTATACGTTTAAATTTTAATTCTCCATCTTCAACGTACGGTTGCCACGCTTCATATATCTTTTGTGTAGCCATTATAGCAGTTTGTTTTAACATTTTCTTCCAGTCGGGTAGCAATTCATCATACACATCTTCATCTTGTGTAAGTGTAATTTCATCGTCGATTAAATAGTTGACTTTCTGCATACTTTGTAATTTAACAAAACCACTAGGTAGTTTGTGATTAGCTCTACTAGTGTCATTAATATTATGATATATCATCTCATTAGTATCAGGATCTTTCTTCCCAACAACTTTTTTCTTTTCTCTATCTAGTATATCATTTTGTTGCAGAAAATACCTTCGTCCTATTTTCATTTCTTGTTTCATACTTTGAAAATTTTTAATTTGTTTTTCTAAGTAATTTATAACTTCTTTAGCCATTTTATCCCCCTTTAGAAGAAACTCCAGTCTTTGTTATCAACATGCTTAAAATACATCGCTATATTATCTATACAGTCATCATGCTTGTTTTTCTTTTCATCCCTGTTGTAACGTTTGACATTTTGTATAAATAAATTGTAATTAGCACTTCCATCATCTCTTATATATAAATGTTCTTTCATTCTACCTGATTGACTTAATATTTTCTCATGTTTATTTTCAGTTGATCTAAATCCTTTTACAAATATATTGCTACTAGTCCTTGTATCAATTTTATCTTTAAAGTAAAGTCCTTCGTGGTTTTCTTCTACATAAACTTCTTGTGGTTTATATTTATTAATTTGTTTAACAAACTCATCTATTGAGTCGTCAGCACCGCTTGAATTTTCTATAGCTTCAAGCAAATAATATTTCTCATTATTTATTTTCCCATATATTCCTAATGTAGCTGCATCTTCTCCGCTACTAGCGGTATCAACTACAGCTTTTATAGAAGCTACTTGCGATAAATCCACTTTATTTAAACTAAACTTTTTAAAATCTTTTATCAACGTACCTTTAGGATAAACAAACTTACACTCCGCTAACATACTGTATAAGTCTGGTCTAGTTGTTTTATATTCTTCTATTGCTGCACGTTGCCCATCTGTTAAATAAGGATTGTCATGATGTGTTGTGCAAATAACTAATACCGATATATTATACTCCTTTTCTCCTAAATCTACTGGTAAATCTACCTCAAATACTTTAGGTCTACCATCTTCAAAACTTTCAAACACATTATCAGGTTTAACTTGAAAAAAAGTCTTATCAATAAAACCATCTGGATTTACTGGATTAAGACTTAAAAATATTTGTCTATCTTGCGGACTTCCCCCTCTTAACTGATTTTGTAACGCTTTTAATTGTTCATATGTAATATCTTCTGCTTCCTCATACCAACAAGCAGTAACTTTTTTCAATTCCTTGAATTTCTTTTGCTGCTGCTTAGATTTATAACCTTTAAATAATATTTGATTACCATTTTTATGTGTAATCACAGGAGGCTGTTTAGTAGCTGAATATAAACTACTTCTACCAAATTCTTCTATACGATCGGTTATACCTTCTTTAACTCCGGCTTCTACGTTGGTTTCTACTCCTGTTACAACTACCATTTTATAATTTTTTTTATTATTAGTTTTGATAGTTGTTAGCTGTTCCATAAAATGTGATTTTCCAGAATTCCGGCCACCGACTAAGCATATTACATCGTGTTTAGACTGTAATGCATAATCATAATATATGTCAATTACTTCTACATCTTTTATCATAATATCACTTACTACTTTTACGCTTAATATTAATTTCAGGTATTTCTTTTATATCATGCTCAATCACATCTGTGAATAATTTTAAATGCTTACCGTATGTCTTTAAAGCCTCTAACATTAGCTTGTCGTCTTTTTCTTTATTTCTGAATGCTAACTCTTTAATCTCTTTTAAAACGTCATCTGCGTCCATTTTGACACGCTCAGACCGTTTGTCCATTTCCTTTTGAATAGCTTCGTTTATGTAAGGTTTTGATAAGTTTTCTGCTCCTATACTTCTTGCTGTTTTTTTACTATATCCAGCTCTGATTGCTGCTTGTGTAGCATTCAAGTCTTTCAAATACTCTAATACAAATTGTTGTTGTTTACTTGTTAGTTTTCTACTCATATACTACACCTCCTATAACCATTTCTCATATCTTTTAAGATGACAAATAAAGTTTTCTACACTTCTATTTTCCAAATTCTTCATGATTAATCTTCTGTATATAATTATATAGATATTTCAATTTATAAAAACTCATTTTTTTAACATCTTTAATTATTATTTTCAACAACTTCTTCTTACTTAACTTTTTATTATTTTTCAAGTAATTCTTAGACATAACATCAACTCTTTCT